TTTGAGTTCATTGAAATCCTCGTAAAAGTTTTCTACTGAACTCATAAGTATATGCACTCCCTTCTATTAACTTGTCCTAATAGTAATATAAAATAAATAGCATGTCACTATGTATATTTCTTCTTTATTCTACATTTATTTTTATTTTATTACCTACGCATTGTAGTTAATTATTAATCATACCTAAATATTTTCGTCATACCATTTTTTTAGCTTTATCAATATTCTTCCCTCGATACGAGATACATAACTTCTTGAAATATTAATTTTATCTGAGATTTTTCGTTGTCCCATTTCGTCATAATAACGTAATTTCAATATCATTAGCTCTCTATCATTCAATATTTTTAATGCATCTTTAATGACCATTAAATCCAATATCTTATCCAATTCCAAATGTGCATCATCTGTAAGTATTTCACTATAATCAATTTCATTACCTAATTTGTCCATACTAGTCATTGATAGCTCTGTATATTCTTTTGTGTTAAATCTTTTCCTGAATGCCATTTTTATTTCGTTTTCCATACACCTACTTGCGTATGTTGAAAATTTAGTACCATTTTCTTTATTGTATGTACATCCTGCTTTACAAAGCGCGAAGGAAAACATACTGAATATCTCATCTATCCCAAAGTAGAATGTTCCCATTTTTGACCATTTATAAGTCATATGCCACGCAAGTTTAATATTATTTTCAACTAGTTTTTTTTGTTCCTCTGTCATTCGCAACATTTAAACCAGCTCCTCAGGGAACTAATTATTTAGATATTCAGCCACCTTTGCTGCTGTATCATATTTATCGTTACCACTTAAAAGGATCTCATTTTTATGTCCTGTTGTTGGGCCACCAATAACAATCAACTGTCCTGCTAACATAGCACCTACTGGGATAATCTTATTAGTACCTTGGCGCGTATAATTTGCTACTCCACCATGTTTAGCATCAATATCTTTAGCTGCCCAATCATCTTCCGAGGTAAATTTAAGAATAGCTACCTCCACTGAACTTTCCCCTCTATTTTTGATATCAAAATACTCCATTATTCCCTTAGCGTGAGCAATTGCTAACTTTTGGCGAAATGCTGGATTAGCCAACTTCTCAGCATCTTTAGCATTAGACAGAAATCCATTTTCTGTCAGTATTGCTGGCATAGCAGTATGTCCGTCTTGAAGAACGTACACATTCTGAATTTTTACATATCTATTTTTTAGTCCAAGTCCCACTAAATAAGGAAGAACCTTATTGGCTAATCTTTCAGCTTCTCCACCTAAACCAGCAACAAGAATCTCAACACCATTCGGAGAAGTAACATCGACACTATTACAATGTATGCTAACAAAAATATTCGCCTGAAACGCATTAGCAATATCACATCTTTTCCGTAAAGAATCACTTAAGGTATATGATTCTGGTAAACCAGTGACAAGATCACCTGTTCTAGTCATTATTGTTTCAAACTTGTTTGCTATTAGGATCTCGTTTAATCTTAGTGCGATATCTAGGGTAACATCCTGTTCACGTAAGCCATTTCCTTCAGCTCCGGTATCAGCTCCCCTACTTGCATGGCCGGGATCAATGCAAACCTTCATTTAGATTCATCTCCCTAAATTTGTATAGCGAACAACCAGCTATCAGGGCACCGCTCATCGACTTTCCGTTCATTTCGCAAACACCAGATTTCAGTTCCTTTTGCCAACTAATCTCAGCCATGGTACCTTTTTTTGGCATTAAATGAATGCAATTGCCACATTTTTTAACTAGTGCATCCAATTTCCACACCACTTTCGCTCAAATACTGTTCTGAAGTAAATTCACGGAATAAACAGAACCAATCCTCAGCTCTCATAGTGATAAGCCATTTTTCTCTATCTTTTCTATGAGCGACGATAGGTATTTCCCCTTGTTTTGCGTCACGAATACTTTGCGCCATTGCCTTTCCAATATTGAGAGATTCTACTCTTTTTACCTCAATATGTATCCCCGGTAAACCAACAACATCGCTACCCTCAATCCCACTGAACTGCTGTCCCCTTCTCGCCCCATCGTAACCTTCGTCCCGGCAAACCCTACTGAACTCTCTCTCTCCCCTAGCTCCCTTGTCCCTACTATTAACCATATTCTTATATTCCTTTATTCCAATATTCTCTTATTGCTGTATTCCTAATAATAGTTTATTCCTTTACATAATCTACAATACGTAAGACAAATGGGCAAATAAAAAAATGTGCCCATTTCAACTACGCTTTGTCTTCTTGGGCTAACAATAAAACGTTTAGTAATTCGGTCAAAATTCTCGCATTAGTACTATTCAGTCTACCAATTTTTTTAAGTATATCGTCATTCGCTTTGCGTATTAGGCAATTCCTATGTTGAAAACTATCATGATCTACAGTGAAATCTTCATCTTCCCAAATTAATTCTCTACATATTGGACAATCTCCGATAATGGCTCCGCTTGCCATTCGTCATTCATCCTTCTGCCATATTTCCCTGATTTCAACCGTTATCCTTTCACTTATGACATAAGGGATAAAGTAAGCACCACATGTCATACCAGATAGGAAACCAAATAAAACCTTCCAGTCTCCGGGTATAAACTTTCCAATAGCTATCATAATAAGTACATAAAGCGATAACTTCCAATGGTAACTGCGCATAAAAATTCCTCCTACGGTAATACTATCTTTGATTTCTTCTTAACAACTATTACTGGTGATTCTTCTTTTAATTGCCATAAATGGAAGCAGTTGGAGTGAATGTTCACGTACTCAGATTCCGGGGGAAGGATCATCGCCATCGTTATATCTTTTGGACAGAAAGCATATCTCGCTTTTTTTATAGCATCCCACTCAGGATAGTGATTTTGGTTACTGATCGACAAATGCCATAATCCATTCTCCTGACCAACCATAACCGTACAGTCCCCTACTCGATAAGCCTTAGCACTAGCTAAAGGAGATTTCAATTCCTCAATATCGTACAATAGAAACTTCCCCCTCATCCTTACTAACTTCTTCAAGCCTCAGTAGTCTCAAGTTTAAACGTTCCAGCTTTTCATCCCGGTAAAGCTTTACTTCCTGTTCATTGACGTAAATCTTTTTTAGATGATCCAATAAAAAATAAGTATCCGCTATTTTTTCCGCAATCAGGCATAGATTACTTCCCTTGGCTATAATTTGTATTAGTTTTGATAATTCTTCAATCGGCCTTATTTGTCTAGCTGGTTTCCTCATGCGGTCTTTTTTATAACCTTCTACCTCAGTTGAATTATTGTATATTAATTCCAACTGAGACATCATTATAGAAACGTCAGCCATTTCTTCCGCTATCATGCTAGGATTGCCAATTGATATTGCATTAATTAATTCAGCCAATTCCTCGATGGCCTTAATCTTTTGGGGTACTTTACCATAGTCTGAGATAGCTCTCCTGAATACTTCTGTTTCAGAGAGAAACATTTAACACTACTTCCTTCCCTAGATCCAAGTTTCAAGCACAACCGGATCGTCGTTTTCTTGTGGCATAAACATAGTCATATTATGTGGTATCTGCTGCCTGATTTTATTCAGGTTATCGGATAACATAATATACCTCGTAAACTGGACTTCTCCGGGCCTAATATCAAAAAGTCGTGCAACATATTTTCCGGGATAATCCCTAGTCGTATTTTTATAGATCGTTATGATCGGCATTGTTGTCATTTCTCTAAGATCCAAGTCGTTGATAAATGAATCAACTATTATGTCCATATCAGCTCTTTCCTTGTTCACGATATATGTCCTCACAGGCTTAGTTACACCTCTTCCTATGTCTATATACTACTCAGCAACGCCAAAGAGCTTGCACCATTACCTACGTGTCTTACGCTTTATTTTCAGACATACCTTCCCTTAATCATACACTATAACCCAAACATTGTTATAGATTTGATTTCAATAATTTGGTAAAATAGTGATTGGCTGCTTGTGGCAAGCGTCAAATAAGCAGTTCACGTTTCATTAGCTTTAACCCTTCTTTTGCTGGCGTTTACGCTAGCTTTTTTTAATGCCTTATTTTCATAATCTTATATTCCTCCAAGTCTTTATCCTTCATTACTTTTAGTAATCTTGAAACCATATCCACAAAATCCTCTAATTCCCCAATATCTCGCCATGTTAATTCTACCTCTTTAGTTTCCTTGTCCTTTTTATCATACATAGGCATCATGAAAGTTACCGTTGACAATCCTATCCCCTCCTTAGTGCAGTTCTATAATCTTTAGCTGTTGCAAATATTTGATTCCCTCTTGTCATTGCTACTAACCGCGAAACTATAGCATCGCCATTTTCGACGAATCTATTAGCTAGTTCTGGTATTGAATAATTAGTTGTGATGCCTATCGGTTTTCCATGCCGATACCTTTGATTAATAATATCGTAATATTGATTTTGCACCCATTCAGTAGGTTTTTCTTTGCCGACATCATCGAATATAACGAGATCAGCATCAATAAGCGCTTTATATCGCTTATTGTATTCTCCTTTATCATCTGAAAATTGTGCGTCCCTTAGTTCTCTCATTAAGCTGAAAGTAGGGACAAATATTACGCTGGCTCCATGATTCAATGCTTCATTGCCAATTATCATTGCAAGCATGGTCTTACCTATTCCGACATTACCCATAAAAGCAAATCCTTTATGATCGCTCCATAACTGAAGTCTTATATATTTATCTGCCAAAATGAACATTTCTAATGTGTCTTTAGAATGGTCAAAGTCACTAATTTTAAGTTTACTTTCATTTTCAGTCAAACCTGATAACCTAAACATTCGTTTTTGATTTAGGATATGTTGGCATTTGCATGTACTATATTTTTCTGTACCCTCGATTAGTGCAATACCTGAATCATTACAAATTACACAATCATATTTTGGTACTGGAATACCTTCAGGATTGACTTCTAATGCAATTTTTT